CGGGGGACCTGACAGTTCTGGACCTGCTGCTGCAGGACGGTTACCTCTCAACCAAAATGGACGGCGCTCCTGCCGTTGTATGGGGAACCAACCCCGCGACTGGTAATTTCTTTGTTGGCACCAAAAGTGTCTTCAACAAAGTAAAAATTAAAATCAACGAATCTCATGCGGACATTGATGCAAACCATGCGGGTGAGGTTGCAGACATTCTTCACGCTTGTTTTGATTGGTTGCCTAATACAGGCGGTATTTTCCAAGGTGACTTCATCGGATTCGGTGGGCAAAGTGAATACAAACCCAACACAATCACATATGTCTTTGATGACGTAATCTATCAAAACATCATCATCGCACCCCATACAGTTTACACAGCAGAGAGTGACCTTAGGGATGCAATCGCACAACCTATGAAGTTCACGATCACCGACACATCTTACTGCAAATTTGTCAAACCCGTTGCCCGTATCTTCACAGGCAATTATGACACCTGTGCTGGTAATTTTGGTGATGTATCCGAACCGATTGAGTTTGCAAAGATGATGGCACAAACTGTAGACTTTGTAGATGATAAGAAAGCAGCAGAGATTAAGAAGAAATTGAATAAGTGTATCAGAGAGAATATCTCCACTGATGACATCGAATTCGACTGTGATTGGAAACTAATTTCATTCTGGAAGTTGGTTAAATCTATCAAGGATGATGCACTCTATCTCTGCCGTAATAACGGACCCCGCTCTTATATTGGAGAGGATGAGATTAGTGCCGAAGGTTATGTCTTCAGCAATGAGTTAGGAACAATCAAGTTGGTTAATCGTGAGCGGTTCAGTTATGCTAACTTCAACAACACTAAGTTTCAACAATCCGTGTGACACCTGGCGAACTGGTCGGGAGGGGGTAGACGACCCCTCCTGATGGACTATGATAAGCACAGCAAACAAACGAACGAACCTCATGACCACTGCAACCGACACCACGTACAACGGTTGGGCAAACTATGAAACCTGGAACGCTGCCCTGTGGATCGGGAACGACGAATTTCTGTACAACACTGCCAAGGCATGCGTGGAGTTCTGCAACGAAGGCGACACCCCTTGGGATAAGTTCGTCCGCTGCATGACTGACGGCATGATCGGTCGCCACCTTGAGAAGACAGGCGACGGCGTTCGCTGGAATGACCCCGCAATCGACGCCGCTGAGATGGTGGAGATGATGACGGATCTCTGAGGGGTTCCCCCCTCCATGCTATAATTTCAACCAAGCGAACCAACCTCATGACCACTGCAACAATCGACGGCGTTCAATTCAAGGTCACCCGCCTGCCCATTGCACACGGTGCAGCGACTAACCGTTGGGCAAACCGAATCAAAGGAGGCAGCAGCAGGGTCCGCACTGGTGCAGGTTCCCGCTCTGTTAACCAGAGCACCAAGGCGACAGCACTGGGTGACGTTCGTTCGTGACAGCAGCAGTTCCCCCGTCTTAAGGGGGTGCCCCCCCTACGGCGCGTGATGCCCCCCGTATATAAAAACGCCTAACTTCCCTAATCTATAAAGTGTTACGAAAGCGAGCTAAAATTACAGGGCACCATAAAAATTTTTTTCGCTATATAAAAACAAGTGCAAGGTTCACATATATGCAAAAAAATCCCGGAGAAAATATTACCACCATAGAAGTCGATCCAGTAACTGGGGACTACCTTACTACAATTCCAGAATGGATCATCAGTGAGTATGGATGGTATGAAGGCACACAGATTAACTTAGAGGTTGATGGAGATGCAATTATTATCACAGAGGTAAAATAGATTCATTGACACTCGCTACATAATATGATATGATACTGACGTAACTACTCTTTCTTATGGCTAAAGGATTTACTGTAAAGGCAAAAACGCCCGTTAAAGAAGCACAGACACCAGAATGGGACTATGAATATGCGAAAGAACTCATTAGAGGCAAGAGCGTAGTCTTCTGTTTACCTGGAAGGGGTGTTTCATATACTTACTTAAAGAATTTCGTTCAACTATGTTTTGATCTTGTACAAGCAGGTGCAAGTATTCAAATCTCACAAGACTACAGTTCCATGGTGAACTTTGCACGATGTAAGTGTTTAGGTGCAAACGTTCTTCGTGGACCAGATCAGAAACCATGGGATGGTAAACTGAAATATGATTATCAGTTGTGGATTGATAGTGATATTGTATTCAATGTAGAAAAGTTCTGGCAACTTGTTCTAATGGAAAAAGATATTGCTGCTGGATGGTATTGTACCGAAGATGGTCAGACTACTTCTGTAGCACACTGGTTGGAAGAAGATGATTTCCGTACCAATGGTGGTGTCATGAATCATGAAACACTTGAGAGTATTGCAAAGCGTCGTAAACCATTCACGGTAGATTACACAGGTTTTGGATGGCTTCTGATTAAAAACGGAGTTTTTGAACATGAAGAAATCAAATACCCATGGTTTGCTCCGAAGATGCAAGTCTTTGAATCTGGTGAAGTACAGGATATGTGTGGAGAAGATGTATCATTCTGTCTCGATGCTATCGCAGCAGGTTTTGAGATTTGGTGTGATCCTCGTATCAGAGTTGGGCACGAGAAAACTCGGGTTATCTGATGGCAGATCGCTACACTGTAAAGAGGAATGGTGAGATCCTTTTTGAGAACATGGACGAAATAGAGTACATGGATCTCATGGAGGATCTGGCAAAAGAATACTACAACACTGGTAGTCCCAAAGCAGGGGACATTGAAACTATTATTATTGGAGAAACAGAATCATGGCAAAAGCAAAAACAGGTCTGACGAATACTGATTTCACCGCCGGAAAACCCAAAAAGTCTCGGCAGGGAAATGGGAAAGGAACTAAATTCGCCGCGTCGTCTCGCAATAGTGCTCGGAAACCTTATCGCGGACAGGGGCGTTGAGTAAGAAACAAGAAATACTTACTTATCTTGCTCCAAGTAAAGTATGTAAAGGTGTTGGTGTTTTTGCATATATTGATATACCCAAAGACACTAATATCTTTCCTATTACAAAAGAGGACGAATGGTTATTTGTCCCTTGGTCTGATGTAACAAAACGTGCTAGTAAGAAAATTAAAGAACTTACCTGTGGATCAAATAAAAAAGGATTTTATACTGATGTAGATATCAATCGTTTTGATATTTCATATTATGTAAATCATTCTCGTAAACCAAACGTTTATCATGATTCCGAAACAGGTACATTATATGCAATGCGTAATATCAAACAAGGAAAAGAACTTCTACAATATTATCCACCAAATGAGAGATGGTAAATAATTGAAGTTACACTATAGCAATGTTTTGTCGAATTAAATTAAAAGATACAAACTATCAGGAGGTTTCTAACTACAAACTTCTTGATAGTTCTTTTTATAAGGAGTGTTTTGAGATCTATCGTAAGTATTGTGAATACAAAGAGTTTGATAGTGTTATACCAATCTTCCGTGAAGAGTTTGAACAAAACAACTGTGATATAGTCGGATACTATGATGGTGATAAACTTGTTGCCTTTTCATTAGTTTATCGTTTTGATAGTGTGAATTCTGTCTTTGCCGATCAGTTTGCCTGGGATTATGAGAACCCCAAACTGTATATTGGTAAGAGATCTCTCAAGAATGAATGTGCCATATATAAAAAACTTGGATATGAATATTTTTATCTGGGAGAAGATTCGGATTATAAATCAGAATTGGATGGTTATGAAGTATCGCAATTTTTTAAAGAATGGCAAAACTAATTGCAAACCTACCAACTAAAAAGGTATGGGTTAGAAAAGAATATCTTCGTGATCTTAAGGATGGACACGGAGAATACGTAGAAGGTTTATGGGTATGTGCTAAGTCTATTCAAGGACGTGCATTTTATTTTGAAACCTACCTACCAGAATATGGGGCAATGTTTGATAAACTACCAATATCTGCATTCTTATCACGCCCTGAACCGCCAGATCCTGATATGGACATCTATAACCTACAGTTTTGGAACTGTATGGACTATGATTTTACGGTGATTGAGAAGCAATTTGTTGCACCGATGGAATGGGAAGTACGTACAAGGCACTTTGGTGAGTTAAAAGGTACTTACATCTGTACTCTTGATAACTATCACGGTGATTTCGATCAGATTGATGCATCTGTTAGTGAACTTCCTGATGAACACAAGTCATTTAACTTGATTGAATTGAGAAACGGGCAGTTTTGTCTCTATCCAAACAACAGATGCCGCATCTATGATACCTCAATGACCCCAGATCCAGTCAAAACACCTGATTTTAAGGTATCAACACAGATTTTCCAAACTGAAAATGGTGTTGAATGGGGAAGACTAGGTGATTGTGATGATTATTTCTGGACTACACCTGATGAGAGACAAGAAAAATAGACATATTCGGAGGTGGATTAGAGATTTATCTAAAGTTAGACCAGAATTGGGTAATTTCTCTCTTTGTCCCTTTGCTTCAACGGCAAATTTTCTTATTGTCGAGCAAAAATTAGATGAAATTGTTCCATCTCCCGATTACGACGTTACAATTTACGTTGTAGAGGATCATCATGATCCAGATTATCTCTATACTTCTGTTGATAACTACAATTTAAAGTATAAAGACTACAAATTCCTTGCAGATCACAGAAATGAGGACACTTTTGTCAATAAAGTTCAGTCAAATAACGGAAAATACAATCTAGTTCTAGTACAACCAAGAAAAGATCTTCTAGAAGCAAGATTAAAACTTACAAAAACCAATTATTATGATAATTATGATGAAGATTATCTAAAAGATGTACTTGAAGATGATTATGATGCTGTGAAAAGCAAAATAAATAAAAATAAGGGATAGTAACCCCTTTAAAAGTTCTGATTTTAACGAATCGGGAGCTAAAATGGGTAATTCACCTGTTGATAGAGACATTAATTACATGAGAGAGATGTGGGGAACTACAAAACTCGCCACTGATTACATTAATTACTACGAAAATGAAGAAATGAATCCACAAAATGATTTTTTAGATAATTTGGCGAATCAACAGCATCAAAAAATGCTTCGTGAAATTTCAAATGATGATATCACACCTAAAAAGAGAGATACCATCAATCAAGAAGACCTTTATGAAAAAACAGACGATAATACGGAATTATTCTGAATAGGGGTATAAATAAAAACAAGTACAATCTCTAGATCTATCGTGGTTCAAAGGATATCCAGAGCATTTAAGGATATTAGTCTATCATTTGACAAACATCCTGTGACTAATGATGTCCTTGTTCTTAAAAATGAAGATGCAATTAAAAGAAGTGTTCGCAATATTGTGAATACTGTTCCAAGTGAAAGATTTTTTAATCCAATCTTTGGTTCGGATGTAAAAGTTAGTTTATTTGATTTTGTTGATTTTGGTACAGCATCTATTTTAGAAAAACAAATACAAGTTGCTATTGAAAACTACGAACCGAGAATTAATAATCTCTTCGTTGATGTGAATCCTAAACCAGATCAAAATGAATTTGAAATAACTGTTAGTTTTAATATTATCGGTCAAGAGGTTCCTGCACAACAATTTACGTTCATCCTAGAGGCAACCAGATAAAATAATGCCTTTTACTAAGTTTACCAATCTAGATTTTGATCAGATAAAGACATCCATTAAGGATTATCTCCGTGCTAACTCAACGTTCACGGATTTTGATTTTGAGGGATCTAACTTTTCCGTGTTAATTGATACGTTAGCATACAACACGTATATTACGGCATTTAACTCTAATATGGTTGTAAACGAATCCTTCTTGGATTCTTCAACACTGAGAGAAAATGTTGTATCTTTAGCAAGAAATATTGGATATGTTCCAAGATCCAAAACTTCAGCAAAAGCGAATGTATCATTTTCAATTAATACATCAACAACTTCCAATCAAATAATTTTAAAAGCAGGACTTGTTTGTGTAGGTGCAGTAGATAACACTCAGTACACATTCTCTGTTCCTTCTGATATTAGTGCGAATGTAATTAATGGGGTTGCCACATTTGATAGCATTGATGTATTCCAAGGAACATATCTGACTAAAGAATTTGTAGTAGATAATTCTCAAGATCAAAGGTTTATTTTAAGTAATCCAGGTATTGATACATCTACAATTGTTATAACTGTTGGTAGTAAAGAATATAAGCAAGTTGATAATATCGTTACGGTTAATAAAGATTCGGAAATATATTTGATTCAAGAAGTTTCAGATGAAAGATATGAACTGCTTTTTGGTGATGGTATTATTGGTAAAAAATTAGAAACTGATGCTGTAATCAAAGTAAGTTATATTACAACTGACGGTCAGAATGGTAATGGACCAGCATTGTTCTCTTATGCAGGAACAACGACTGATAGTAATGGTTTAATCACAAACCCAACAAATTCAGTAACAGTAACAACAAACGCATCCTCCACCGGAGGGGGCGACATTGAGCAGATAGACTCAATCAAGTACTTTGCACCTAGAGTGTACGCATCGCAGTATCGTGCGGTTACTGCAAGGGACTACGAGGCGATTATACAAAAGATATTCCCAAGTACTGAATCTGTTTCTGTTGTTGGTGGTGAAGAACTTGACCCACCAGAATTTGGTAAGGTTGTGATCAGTATAAAACCAAAAAATGGATTTGCTATCTCCGACTTTGCAAAGACGCAGATTCTTAACGATCTAAAACAATACACTATATCTGGCATTAAGCAAGAACTTTCGGATCTAAAACTACTATTTGTAGAGGTTGACTCTGATATCTTTTATGATTCATCTAAAGCAAAAGATGTTCAGTCAATTAGAAGTAATGTTATAACTTCTCTCAATCAACATTCTAAAACTGTTGATATGAATAAATTTGGTGGAAGATTTAAATATAGCAAAATTCTACAAATTATCGATAATGTAGATAATTCAATTACTTCTAACATCACTAGAGTTAGAATGAGAAGGAATTTGAATGCGATTACTAGTACGTTCGCTCAGTATGAAATATGTTATGGAAATAGATTCCATAAGAATCTAGATGGTTATAATGTTAAGAGTACTGGATTTAAAATTGCTGGAGAAACAGACACGGTATATTTTCTAGATGTACCCAATCCTAATGGTGATATTGGTTTGCTTTCTATTGTTAAACCAACCTTAGATCCAGATACATTTGAAGTTGTTAAAAAATCTATTGGTACGGTAGATTATAAGAAAGGTGAAATTATTGTAAATACAATTAATATTGTTGCTACAGATCTACCAGATAATGTCATAGAAATTCAGGCAGTACCAGAATCTAATGATGTTATAGGTTTAAAGGATTTATATCTAATCTTTGATATTTCAAAAAGCAATATAAATATGGTTAGGGATACGATTGCTTCTGGAGAACAGATTTCTGGTGTTAACTTCCCAGTAAGATCTAGTTATTCAAACGGACAAATAACAAGGAAATAATAGAGAGGAGATATGATTACAACTGGTTTTGATGCTAGGGTAAAAGTCCAACAAATTGTTGATAATCAATTACCAGAATTTTTACTATCCGAAAGTCCTAAGGTTGTAGAATTTCTGAAGCAGTACTATGTCTCTCAGGAATTTAGAGGCGGTACGATTGATATTGTCGAAAATTTGGATCAATATCTGAGTCTCAACAATTTAACACCAGATATTTTAAATGACCATGTTGGCATAACATCAGATATTACTGCCTCTGATACCACTGTCAATGTTACCACAACTAATGGTTTTCCTCAGCAGTATGGTCTTTTAAAAATTGATGATGAAATTATTACATATACTGGTATAACGACTAATAGTTTTACTGGATGTGTTCGTGGTTTTAGTGGAATTACATCGTATAGAGATAATCTAAATCCTGAAGAATTAGTATTTACTTCTTCAACTGCTTCATCCCATACTGATGGGTCTAATATTAAAAACCTAAGTTCTTTATTCCTTAAAGAATTTTATCGCAAAATTAAGTATCTTCTTGCACCTGGATTTGAAGATGTTAGTTTTGTTAGTACTTTAGATGTAAATAATTTTATTAAACAAGTTCGTGATTTCTATCAGAGTAAAGGAACTGAAGAAGCTTTTAGAATTCTATTTGCAATCTTATATAATGAAGTACCTAAGATTATTAACCTTGAGGATTTCCTTTTAAAACCATCATTCGCGGAATATATTAGAAGAAGGGTTCTTGTAACTGAAGTTATTGATGGAGATCCTAATAAGTTGATCGGTCAAATGATCAGCAACTTTACAGATACTGCAACTGGACCCGTATCAGAAGTTGAAATCATAACCAGAAATAGAAAGACATTCTATAAAATTCAATTATTCTCCGGATATAATGAAAAAAGTTTAATCGAAGGTACATTCGTCATAACTCCAAAGAGTTTAGTTTCCGATAATGTTTCTATCGGAGCGTCAGTTATTAGTGTAGACAGTACTATTGGATTTGGTCAGACTGGAACCGTTGTTGTTGGTAATGATGAAATTGATTACACCAGTAAGACTGTAAATCAATTCTTTGGATGTACTGGAATAACAAGTGCAATCTCACCTAAAGATTCACTATATTCTAAAACCGATACAATTTATGGATATGAAGATGGGGATCTTTCCAAGAAAGTAACAATGAAAATTTCTGGCGTTATGTCAGATATTGAGAATAAGGATTCCTATAGATTATTGTTTGAAGATGATATTATTGAGGTCAAGAATCTTGGTGAAAGTATTCCAAATAATAATGATAACTATAAACAATTTGCATTTAATACTTGGATATACAACACCAGATCAAGATATGAAATTGAAAGTTTTACAAATAACACATTAACATTATTTGAAACACCAGATAAGTCCAGTTTAAAGGTTGGTGATTCTACTGATATTTTAGATAAGAATGCAGAAAACATTGTTGTCTCTGATGCTGAAGTTACTGCAATATCTGATAAAACAGTTACCTTAGATAAAAATGTTACAGTTGCTTCGACTAGAGAATTAAGTATAAGAAAGAGATATGAATATGCAAATTCAACTGGAGCTCAGTTAGATAGCGATAGAATTCAAGCAAACGTACAGAATACTTATAATCAAAATAATGAGAGTATGTACGTTGCTTCAAACTCTCTTCCAGATTATACGATTGACAAAAATATTTCCAGTTCATCAATTTCAATTGATTCATCAACCAATTTAGATACAATATATCAAGGATTTGTTTCAACAACCGGAAAATATTCAATCATATCTTTTGATACTGATGTTCCTTTTATTACTGGAGACGAAATAATTTACAGTGGAAGTGGTGATCCAATTGTTGGACTGGAAACTGGTAGAAACTATTATGTTGAGGTTGTTAAAGACACTAATCCAGCAAGGACTAATAGAATAAAACTTTATAATGCCAGATCTTTTATTGGAACTATACAGACAGTACAATTTGATAAAACTGCATTTAATACTGCAACTTCTCATGTATTCACATTAAGACAGCAATATGGAAAATCCCTAAAACAAAAAAATTCTTTAACTAAAATACCCTTAATACCAAATATTCAATCGGGAACTGATACTCAAACAGAAACTGGACAGGTTGGTATATTAATTAATGGTGTTGAAGTCCATAGTTATAAATCTGATGATAGAGTATATTATGGACCTATAGAAGATATTAAAGTTTTAAATGGTGGTGTTGATTATGATGTAATTAATCCACCATTCATTGAAATTTCTGCACCTTCTGTTGGAACAGGAATAACTGCAAAGGCACAAGCAGTTGTTAGTGGTAATGTTAAAGAAATAAAAGTTGATCCACAAAACTTTAGTATCAATAGAGTTCTATCAACTACTATAAGTGGTGGAAATGGTAAAAATGCTTTACTAGAAGCAGTGGTTTCTAAACAGTTTAGAGACATTGATTTTAATGCAACAAGGGTTGGTCTTGCTGTAACAGGTGGTATTGATATTGATAATGATACGCTTACATTTGAAGACTTCCACAATTTAGTTGACGGTCAAAAAATTGTATACAGTCCTAATGGTAATGCCTCATTAGGAATTGGATCATTTGGTGGATCTAATTTAGACCAAAATGAAACCCTTATAAGCGGTGGAGTTTATTATCCACAAATTATCAACACCAGATCAATTTATCTCTATAGAAGCATTGAAGAGTATAATGCTGGTATTAATACTGTTGGATTTACAACAGTTGGTACGGGAGGAATACACAGGTTTAGAACCTTTGATGAACAGAATGTGGTTTCTGAGATTAAAGTATTAAATCCTGGAGAGGGATATCAGAATAGAACACTAAGAGTAAAACCTGTTGGAATCTCTACATTAGATAGTTTAATCACATTTAAAAATCATGGATTTAATGATGGTGACTTAATCGATTATACTTTTGAGACTTCTACCATTTCTGGTTTATCAAGTACATCTCAATATAGAATTATTAAAATTGATGATTCTAATTTTAAATTAGCAGTTGCAGTTGGTGGCGCTAAAACTGATTATGAGAGAAGAAATTATGTAAGTTTTGGAAGCACTTCGGGACAAGGATATCAAATATTCTCTTATCCACCTGTAGAAGTTGTAATTAATGCCGAATATGGAGCAGGAGTTGGTGCTGGTAATACTATTATTGCAACTCCAATTGTTAGAGGAAGTATTGTAGATGCTTATGTTTATGAAGAAGGATCCGATTATGGATCTAATATTTTAAACTTCCACAGAAATCCAGTAGTAACTGTTAAAACTGGTCTAAGTGCTCAGTTAAAAGCAATTATAAAAAGAGGAAGAATTATTGCAGTTGATGTTCAGAATGGCGGTAAGTTGTTTAATGCTCCACCAGATTTAGAAGTTGTTGGTGATGGTGTAGGTGCTAGACTGAGAGCAGTAGTTGAAAATCAAAAAATTACCCAAGTTATTATTCTCAACAAAGGAACTGGGTATACGGAGACTAAAACATCTATTAAAGTAAAACCACCAGGAAGAAATGTTGTATTAGAATCTAATGTACGACATTTGAGAATTAATAATTTTAAGAGATTTTCTGATGAATTACTAATAGAATATCAAGATGACCTATCTTACGGTATTGTTGGTTATTCAACGGATCGCGATGGAAAATCCTTCTTAGATGCTAGTTCCGAAGATGACCATTCTAAGGTAATTGGTTGGGCAAATGATGGTAATCCAATTTACGGACCATATGGATTTGATGATCCAAATGATGACAACTCTGCAACAAGAAGAATTGAAACTGGTTATATAGAATCTTCTACTAATATTAAAAATAGACCATCTGTAGATGCTTTTGAACTTGGATATTTCATTGAAGATTATGTATTTGATGATAGTGGAGATCTTGATATTCATAATGGAAGATATACAAAAACACCAGAATTTCCAAACGGAGTATATGCATACTTTGTTGGAGTATCAACTAATGCAACAACTGGTAAGTTAGATCCAAAGTTCCCATATTTTATCGGTGACACATATAGATCTCAGGTATTTGCGGAAACTTTAGACCAGACATTTGATTTTAATAATTCAGATCTTGTTAGAAATACTTTCCCATATAGAACAGGTGAACCAAACTCTGGTGGAGATTTTCTGTTTGAATCTAATTCACCAATTCAACAAAAAACAAAGGTCACAGCTGCTTCTAGAGGTTCTGTAGATGGGTTTACAATCATAAGTGGTGGTGAAGGTTATCAGGTTGGAAACTCCTTGGTATATGATGTTTCTGGGACTGGTGGTGGAGGATCTGCTTCTGAAGTATCTAGAGTTGGTGGGCAACCAATTAATTCTATAGTAACTGAATACTTAAGTTTTGAGGATGCTGTTCTAGTAAGAGAAACTCCAGAAGTTATTAGACTTCATACGGATACAACTCATACATTAAATGATGGTGATGTCGTTCAAATTTCTGGAATATCAACGTTCGTTAATGGTGTAGTTGGATCCCATATTATCGGAGTATCTTCAGAATTTACCAGATTAACACAAGTCCTAACCCAAAATACTGGTGTAGGAACTGACATTTATGTTTCTACAATATCACCTATTATTGGTGCTGGTACATCAATTGGTATCGGAACAGAAACTCTTTCTGTATTAAACGTTTTCCCCGAAGAAAATATCTTACGTGTAAAACGAGGAGTTGTTGGAATATCTCATACAGTATCTGATATTGTTGAAGTAAAAAATAGTTCTATTACTATACCATTAGTAACTGATTATTTTGATTCGGTTAAAAATGTTAGCACTTTCTTTAATCCATTCTTTAGTGTTGGTGTAGGATTACAGACAGGAACTTCTACAGATATAAATTATCATTTAGGAAATGCAGCAAAAACTGTTTCCGTTCCAGTCCAATCAATATATCTTCCAAATCACCCATTTAGATCTAATCAAACAGTTGAATTTAGAATACCAGGTGGTGTAAATGGATTACCTGTTCGTAATGAACCTGGTGACATTAGTTTTACAATCCCATCAAATGGTACAAACCAAACTCTATATGTAATTAACAAAGGAAAAGATTATATTGGTCTTACCACTCAAATTGGATTAACAACTACAACTAATGGTCTATACTTTGTTTCTACAGATGCAATCAATAATAATAGTTTTGAGTATGGGTTAAAAACTACATTTAACGAAATAACAGCGGATATTCAAAAAATAAAAACTCAAGTATCAATCTCAACCGTGCATGGTTTAAAAACAAATGATGAGATTGAACTATTAGTCAAACCAAAATTATCAGTTGGTGTTGGTACAGATTCGGCAATTCAAGTTAGATATGATTCTGTTTATAATAAGATTTTAATTAATCCTGTTGGGTTTGGATCTGATGTAGTTAATACTAGTGAAAATTCTATTACAATTAATAATCATGGATTAAAAACAGGTCAAAAAGTTTTCTATAATTCAACAAATGATGTTGCTTCAGGTTTAACAACTTCTGGTTACTTTGTTTATCGTATTAATGATAATAAGTTTAAACTTTCTGAAACATTAAATGACACTAGATTCAATCCACCAATAAATGTTAGTATTGCTAGTACTGGGGGATCAGGTCAACAAATTAGTCTTCTAAATCCACAAATTGAAGTATTCAAAAATAACAACATTGTTTTTGATGTTTCTGATACATCGTTAGATGAATATACATTCAAATTCTTCTATGATAAAGGATTAAATAATGAATTTGTTTCAACAGGATCAACATCTAGTTTTAGTGTTGTCGAACAGATAGTTACTACTGGATTATCCACGTCATATACAATCACTTACAATAACGATTTACCAACAAAACTATATTATTCGTTTGAAAAAGATGGCAAGTCAATTAAACCAGATATTGATGTTGTTGATTATTCTGAGATAGTATATGTTGACAGTAAGTACAATAACACGTATAAAGTTTTTGGCATTGGTGCAACAACATTCCATATTTCACCATCAGTAGTTCCAGAAAAACTTGATTATGATCAGACAGAAGTTGATAATTTAAGTTATACAACTAACTCTTTAACAGCAGTTGGACCTATTGATGATATTAAAGTTCTATCTAAAGGCACAAATTATTCAAGATTGCCCGTTATTAATAACCTACTTGTTGGAACAGCAAGCACTGTAGGATCTAGTGCAATTATCAGAC